GTAACACTGAAAATATGAAGGCTCTAGCCGATAGAGATGCTGAAATTGACAAGCTTAAAGATCGCAATGAAAAGCTTGTTTCTGCTAATGGTGCTTTGTTACAGAAGATACCTATGGAGCGTAGCAGAGGTGATGACGAAGAAAAAACAGAGAAAAAAGCTCCATCCGTTTCGTTGAAGGATGCTTTTGATTCCAAAGGCAACTTCATAAGATAATATTAATAATTTATAATGTCTTACAATATTTATTGTGCGACATTAAAGAAAGGACATTATGTACCCATCAAAAGGACTTGAAACCGCATTAAATGCAATGCGTGAAATGTCTGTAAAGAATGGCTCTATCTATCATCAATATGTTCCTGTGGTAACTGAGTCTACCACTATTGGTGAATTTGGTGCTCCAATTCTTGACAGTCAAAACTTGAATGTTCTAAATGACTTTATTGGCCTTCTTAAAAAAGTGGTCTTTACTGCCGTTTACAACAAAACCTTTAATAACCCTCTAGCATCTCTTGAAGGTGAGAGAATGCCACTTGGTCAATTCATTGAAGATGTTTACATTAACCCTGCTAAAGCACGTGGTTTTGATGTAAATGACTTTGCTGGTTTACTCCAGAAATATGAAGCTCAGGTAGCTACTCAATATCTATCTGTGAACAGTGATCTTCAATACTGTGTAACTATTACCCGTGAAAAGGTACGCAACGCCTTTACTTCTTGGGATAACCTTGAAAGCTTGATTTCTGGTATGGTTAACTCCCTTTACAACGGTGCTTATATCACTCGTTACAACCAAGCTAAAGGTCTTGCTCTCGCTGCCTTCAATGGTGGTGGTGTTAAATATGAAGTTATCACCAACCCTACCACTGATGCAACTGCCAAAAACTTGGTACGCAAGATGCGTGCTGATTATAGCAAGATGCAAATTCCTTCAACCAACTACAATGCTTGGGCAGACGTAAAAGGTGAAGGTGCATTTGCTCTTAAGACTTGGAGCGATCCAGAGGACATCGTAGTGTTGATTTCTGCTGATGTTGAAGCTCTAGTTGATGTAGAGGTCTTGGCCGCTGCCTTCAATATGTCTAAAGCTGATTTCTTGGGTAGAGTAATTGTTGTTGATGACTTCTCTCAATACGCTGACGATGGTACTGTTGCTGTTGATGGCTCTATGATCAAAGCTATGATCTGTGATCGTGCTTGGTTTAAGATTAAAACTCAAGACTTTGCAATGGATGAATTCTACAACGCAAATAACAGAACATGGCAATACTACCTCAATGATGTTCGCATGGTAAATTACAGCTTATTTGCAAATGCGAAAATCTACACTACTGCTGAGCCAACTCCATCTGGAAGTGATAGTGAATAATTATTAAAAAGTTTTCCACAGGTTTCTGGAGTTTTCCACAGCCTGTGGATAACTTATAGAAAGGAAATTAAATGACAGCAATTGCACCACAAACAGATGTACAACTTTTAAAAGTACCTCTTGAAATGGATAACGCAAACCAATTAACTTTTGCTAATGCAACAGCTCAATATAATTACTTTAATTCCCTACCTAAATTATCATTTGACAACTTTACATATCAGCGTAAAGATGGTGTAATTAGAATTCCAGCTCTCATTGATGACATTATACAGTATAACTATGTAATGTATAGAAATGAGGGTTTTTCTAATAAATGGTTTTACGCCTATATTGACAAAATGGAGTATTTAAATGATGGTGTTACAGCCGTTTCAATTTCTACCGACTGTTTTCAAACTTGGCAATTTGATTTAACCTATAAACGTACATTTGTTGAGCGTGAACACGTCAATGATGATACAGTAGGTTTACACACTGTACCTGAAGGTTTGGAGCTTGGCGAGTATGAAATTGTAGATTTACGTAACTCACCGCTTTGGGAAACTTCATCACCATCTACTGACTGGCTACCTTGTTTTTGTGTAACTAAATTGCCTAGTAGTACCACTCAAGTAACTAATGGAAGAGTTAAAGGTGATGCTGGTTATATAGGTGGTGTGTTTTCATCACTCAAATTCTTTGCAGCTCAAACTATTGATGCTGCTCAACATATTATAGATATTTATGATAACGATCAAAATCTAACTAGTGATGCTATTATTAATATTTATATGATACCTTCATGTTGTGTAAATATTCTTACTAGCCCATCCACTGCTAACTCTTATGCTCTTTATCCAATTTATAACTATTATGAGAGTGATGCCTATCAGTTACAACAGCCTGCTGTGCTTGCTGAAAATTATACACCAACCAACAAAAAATTGTTAACATGGCCGTTTTCATATTTTTATGTTTCTAATAAGTCTGGTGAAGAAGTAACGTATAAATATGAAGATTTTCCATTTGAAACTATTTCAAGTGTTACACGTAGAACAATAACTTATAAAAAGCAAATTGTACCTTCTACTTCCCTGTCTGCTAAATTATACTTTACTAAATATAAGAGTTATACCGAAGGTACTAGCTATGGTACTAGGATGTATAACTATGGTATTAATTTTGCTAAAGTACCTGTTTGTGCGTGGACTACTGATTATTATACTAACTGGCTAACACAAAACGGTGTAAATATGGTAGTAGATACCGCCGCTAGTTTACTTGGTGCTGGTATAGGTTTAGCCACAGGTAATGTTGCTGGTGCTGGTTTAAGTATTGCTCATACAATTGGTAGTACAATTGGTGAAGTACATAAAGCTCAAAGCACGCCGCCTCAGGCTCATGGTGATACTAATACAGGTGATTTCAACTTTTGTTTTACAAGAAACTCTATATCATTTTATGAAATGAGTGTTCGGCCAGAAATGGCAAGGATCATAGATAACTATTTTTCGGCGTATGGTTATAAAGTAAACACTGTTAAAACTCCTAACATCACTGGTCGCCGTAACTGGAATTACGTAAAAACAATTGGCTGTTATATAGAAGCTGATATACCACAAGAAGATCTACAAACTATTAAAAATATGTTTGATACAGGAGTAACCTTCTGGCATAATGCGTCTACTTTTGCTGATTATAGTCAAAATAATGATATAATATAAGAAAGGGAAAGTGATTATGAATAGAAAAATCAGGAAAGTACCGCCAAAGGATGCATTCAGGGATGCTATTGTGATGAATAATCAAACTTATAATGATTATTTAAACCGTATGCGTAAAATTTGTTTATCCATGTTTGAATGGATCAACCTACCTAAATCAATGAATGCTAGATTTCTTGAGCAATGTTTATTTTATCAAGGACAAGCGGCGTTACTTTACGACAATGATTTTGGTTATCTTAACACTATGGCAAGCGATGGAGGGTATATTAATATATACGGCCTACCTACCGAGATTATGTGTTACTCCTATCGGTTTAACCAGCGGAGGAGTCTATATACTGATGATAGCTCTGGAGCTGAAAAAGGTGAAGAATGTATTTTAGTTTTAAATAACTATGATAGAGTACCTACTACTTATACTATTTCCCTTTTCGCTTATAGACTTGCTGAAGCTCAAAGAACTGCTGATGTAAACATAAAAGGTCATAGAACGCCAATTTTGATAACCACAGATCAAAAGCAATATTTCACGCTTAAAAAGATGTACGAAGAATATGATGGTAACACTCCAGCTATTTTTGCTGATAAAAATGTTATCACACCAGATGCTATTAAATCGCTTAAAACTGATACACCAATGATTTTGGATGATATTATGGACTACAAGCGAGAAATCTGGAATGAATTTCTTACCTTTATGGGTATATCTAACTTAAGCGAAAAACGTGAACGGATGATTTCTAATGAGATTGACTCTAACAATGAATTAGTAAACTTAAACCTTCAGGCTCTACTTATTCCTCGTAAAGAAGCTTGTAGACAGTTTAATGAAAAGTACGGGCTTATGGGTGATAAAGCTATTGATGTTAAAGTACGTAGTGATCTATATAATATTGTTAAGCAATTTGAAAGCGTAACAGATGATTATAGAGAACAAATTAAAACTGAAGAAACTTTAGAAAGGGGTATAGATGGCTAAATTTACTATGGAAATAAGAGAGCTAGTTTCTACCTTTGGTGAAGAAGAGGTAAAAAGCTGGTTTTCACAGTATGAGTTAAGTGATTTTCTAACCCCTGAAGAAATTCAAGTAATTGAAGATAAAGGGGTATGGTCAAAAGAACAATTGAACAAAAGAATTATAGATCATTTCTATACCCGTGAAATCGGTAGTGATGCAATCGGCCAATGGATGCTTTTTGTAAAAGATAAAATGAATGAAATTATGGAAACTTATGCTCCTATAATCTATTCAGCATCTATTAAATATGACCCACTCGTAAACGTTAATTATAGTGAGTCATATTCTGGCACGAATGCAAGTCAAAGTAACTCTAATTCAACTTCTAAAGGCTCTGGTTTAACGGTAAACAGCGATACACCACAAGGAAAAATCACTAAAAGTGCTATTCTTCAAGGTGATTACGCTTCTTCTACTGGAGCTAATGATAGTGAAAACAATATTGCTGATAATAGCAATTCTCAAGGTCAAGAAGATTACGTAAAAACTATTAAAGGTAATTCAGGCGTTTCGGCCACTTCACAGGCTATGATCAAACAATACCGTGATGTGATACGAGCTATTAATACCGAAATAGTTTATGAGTTAGAGCCATTGTTCATGGGTTTATATTAAAGAAAGGAGTAAAATGGGTTTAATCAATTTTCAACCACAACCAAAGATACCGCCAATTGGGTTTTTTGAGCCGATTAGTGCTGATCCAAAAGACATGATGACGGATGTAGAGTACCTTCTCGGCATTTTGAAAAAACTAAATGAGGTAATTCTTCAGGTTAATAAGAACACAGAATTCATTGATGAATATTCTGGTAAAATTGAAGAAATTGAAGCTGAAATTCAAGCTCTACGTGATGAAATGGTTAATTTTGAAAATCAAATTAATCTTGAAATTTCTAATCGTTTTGCTGATATTCAAATACAGTTATCTTCTATGATCGCAACGGCTCTTGTACAAGCCAATGCTTATACGGATGCTAAAATTGCTCAAGTTGAAGCTGAAATTCAACAAATCTCTGTTGGTAACATTACGCTTTACGATCCTACTACTGGTATTTTATCACCATTACAAACTGTAATTGATAATATCTATGGTACGAGCCGTGAGGATGCGTTAACTGCTACCGAGTATGATGCATTACAGTTAACCGCTACGGCCTATGATGCATATCAAGTTTCAGCATTTGATTACGATATGTACGGTAAAACGCTTTTAGTTTAAATATGATATAATATAGATAGAAAGGATAATAAAATGTCATCTACGAATAAAACTACAAACTACGAATTAAGCCAATTCATTGGTGCTGATAAACCTGCTTGGCTTAGTGATTACAACACCGATATGTCAAAAATTGACGCTGGCATTCATTCTGCTCAAGGTACTGCTACTGGTGCTGATGGTAAAGCTGATGCTAATGCTGCTAATATTGGTAATTTAACAAATTTGAACACCACAGATAAAACTAGCCTTGTTGCGGCTATTAATGAGGCTAACACTGCCGCTGGTACTGCTCAAGGTACTGCTACTACTGCCGCTGGTACTGCTACTAGTGCTAAAACCAAAGCCGATAATATTGAAACTTATCTTGACATCACCAATAGTAATGATGCAACTGTTTCTATGACAGGTGGTAACATTGATACTGGCGTTACTAAAGTACGCTATGCGTTAAACGCTGCTGGCACGCTTGGTAAAATTTACGGTTATGTGAGATATACCTCCAATGTTACTACTGGTGGTACTTTGACTATTTCTGTACCAGCTCTTGCCGTTACATCAGCGTTTGAGATCTATGGTGGTACTTATGTAACAAGTAAAGAGGATGGTGTTTATAAGTACGTTTCCCCACTCGCAATGAGTGTGAACACCAACGGTACTGTTACTGTAACTTTACCACAAATTAGAGTTGGTGGCTTGGTAGAGATCTGGTTCCCTCCATGTTTGTATTTCTTCAAAAACTTTGGTGATTAATAGAAACGCCACTTCTACTTATACCCCTCTACGGACGCCACGTGGAGGGGCTTTTTGTGTTGAACACTAAATTTAATGTGCCGTTATTCGTGAGTATTGGTGGCTGTAGCAGGCGTTGCGTTTGAGCCATATGTGTCATCGTTTTTCGTGTTTATTTTTAATGTCGTAAAATATTTGTAGGATAACAGGGGTGCGTCTACTTGACAAAATGGGGAAAATGTTGAATAATAGGG